AGCACAGGTATCGGAACCTGTCGACCTTTGTAAGCCTTTTAATAAACCAAAGTTTATAAAAGGTATAGTCGTGAAAGAACCCGACTCTTTATCATAGATAAAGGTTTCTGAATTCATTTCAGCAAAATCTTTTGCGAAAAAGGATTTTCCTAAGGAATTTGACCATCCAACAACGGATGCAACCTGTTCCCAGACTTCAAATCTCCTTAAAGGAAAAACACAATCATCTCCATTGACCAATAATGGTACAAGACGAATTGGAATAGGATTCCAGACGTCCAGACCAGAGTCAAGAGTGATTGCCATGCGACAAACCGTAAAATTAATAATACATAGAACTACAAAAGAAAGGATCTTGCCCATAGGTTGAGCATCTAATTGTTCTGCCTTAAAGTCCTCTTTACAAATTTTAACCTTGCCATCTACTTTAACTTTCGTTATTTTAGTATAATGACACATGTTCTTTGATAAAGATCTTATTGCCAGTTCTGTGTAATTGTTATTTAAACCAAGATGTTTACAGATCGCAGTAACTACTGTTACTGAATAGTGTACTATGGATTCATTAGTGCAATCTGAGTAATCCCCCGATAATATAGAAAATCCGGGTTCGAGCCTGCCTATAGCCAGCTCGACATCTTCAAAAGTAATCGGGCGACCAGTTGTACAAAAACAACGATGCCTCAAAAGCTGTTTAGCCAAATACTTTTGTAAGGGTTTAAGTAACCAACTCTCCAAACCTCGTCCTTTGGTTATACCTCTCATTTTTAATGCCTCTGATAAAGTGATAAAACTTATGTCCGTTGTCTTATCAAGACAACCTTGAACTAATAAGTCAATATCAAGATCCGTCGGTTCATTATCATAATTGATTGTATACTCCAGATAGGGATGTGCTGCTACTTCTCCAAATTTACTTAGAGTATCAGTAATTGCATCAGTTTCCGAATCAAAAGGAATTGGTGTTCGCGTAGGTAAATCTTCGTTAAAAGTTCTATAATCTAAGGTTCTCGGTTCAGTTAATAAACCATACTTGCCTTCTACGTATACAGAACGTGGGTATTTGGGAATCTTCTGCTTCACAATAAGAAACTGTCCACCATTAGCATAAATATTTGCATAATCTGCTGATAGTGACGGTACAGCACCCCACTTCGGTTGAAATGGTTCGCCTCCTTCCAAAATCTCGTTAACAGAAAATTTTAACTGTTCATCCATAAGAGATTCATCAATTAAAACATCCTCACATACTACAGAGACTTCATCTTTCTTCCTCGTAAACTTTTGGTAAGTTTTCTCGCTTGCCTTTTCACACATTTCTGGTGTTGGCCGAGCCGCACCTTTCTTTACACCTCTTGCAACAGAATCAATTAACACCATACGGTGGAAAGGGTCCTGCAATGAACGAAACCAAGTATCCCACTTCTTATCTAAAAGAAGTTTGGGCTGATTTTGTACATTTATAGAGAATGGGGAAAGTGGAAACATAGTTGACCGTTTCGCATACGAAGCAAAAGCTGCAAGCTTATACTTAGCAACTTTAATGAAGTCATAATCCAAATCGATTACTAAATTCATATATTTAAACCAAATGTTTAACATACGTGAATAAAGAACTGGGTAAGATGATGTATATCCTAAGATAATACTCGATTGGACTATATTAACGATTAGATCCCAGACATCTAGGAGAGATTGTCTAATTTTAGTTTGATCTAAAGGGTCGAGATAGAT